GTATGCGTAAGATTATGTTATCACATAACGTTACAAGTCCTTTGCTTTTCGGTATTGCTTCAACAAATGGCTTTAGTTCAAATGCGGATGAGTTACAAAATAGCTTTGTGTTGTTCGATAATTTAGTTATACGACCAAAACAAGAAGTATTACTTAGTGCTATTGATAGAATCTTAGCAGTTAACGGAATCAGTCTTAACCTATTCTTTAGAACTCTTAAACCACTTGAATTTACAGATTTAGAGAACGCTCAAACTGAAGAGCAAGTAGCAGAAGAAACAGGAACGCAGTTAAGTTCACAAGACGATTTTATATCGAATGCGTTAATTGAGAAAGGAGAAGAGCCTAACCAAAATTGGCTTCTAATAGACGAATACGAGGTAGACTATGATAATGACGATAAAGAGAATGAAATGCTTTTAAATGGCGTTAAATTGTCTTTATTTGATAAGATAGTAAACTTAGTTAGTACAGGAACTGCAAGACCTAATTCTAAATCGTCACAAGACGAAATTATAGATGGTGTTAAGTTTATTACTCGTTATGTTTATGCAGGAGATACTACAGAAAAAAGTAGAAAGTTTTGTAAAAATATGATTGCAGCTAATAAGATTTATCGTAAAGAAGACATACTTCAAATGGGTAACCAAATAGTTAATGAAGGTTGGGGTCCACGAGGAGCAAATACTTACGATATTTGGCTTTACAAAGGTGGTGGTGGTTGTCATCACAGATGGAATAAACGAGTATATGCAAGTTTTGAAGGTGCGGGAATAGATGTAAACAATCCTAACGCACGAATTATAGCAGGTAAAAAAGCAGAAGAATTCGGTTATGTAATCAAGAATCCATCTTTAGTATCTACAAGACCTATAGATATGCCGAACAAAGGATTTTTACCAAAAGAAAAATAAACAATGGCGGAAGCACTTTTAATATCAAGAACAGACTTAGTTAAATTTACTGCGGTAAATGCTAATGTAGATACAGATAAATTTATTCAGTTTATCAAAATAGCGCAGGATGTACACATACAATCTATGTTAGGTACAGACTTGTTGAATAGAATCAAAGATGAAATTACTTTAGCTACGTCAGGAATTCCAACGGCAATAACTGTAACAAATCAAGGAACAGGTTATACAACGGGAACAGACAGAAGTACAACAAGCGCAACGGGAACGGGTTTAAAATTAAATATTACTGCTGCGGCAGGGTTAATTACAAACGCTACAATAAACACGGCAGGAACGGGTTATAAAGTTGGAAATACTGCAACGGTAGCAGGTGGTACAAATGGAGCCGTAACAATCAGTTCAATCTATACAATACCAAGCGCGTATAACAATCTTTTAATTGACTATATAAAGCCTATGCTCATTCATTGGGCGATGGTAGAATATTTACCTTTTGCAGCTTATACAATCGCTAACAAAGGAGTATATAAACACGATTCAGAGAACGCTACTACAGTAGAAAAAAACGAAGTAGATTTTTTAGTAGAAAAGCAAAGACAAATAGCACAACACTATACACAAAGATTTGTAGATTATATGTGTTTTAATATGGCATCTTTCCCAGAGTATAATTCTAATTCAAACGGTGATATGTACCCACGAGGAGAGAATAACTTAAATGGGTGGTATTTATGAAGAAGTACAAGGTAAAAGAAAACAATATACAAAAGTTAAAGTTATACTTAAAGAAAGTAGAGAAAGATGAACACAATAGGATGGGGACAAGGCGTTCTTAACACGATTAGTTGGGGAGCAGATGGAAGCAGTGGTGGTTTAGAGACTACTAATTTACTTTCTGAGAATTCTGATTTCTTTGTTACAGAAGCAGAGGACTTTCTTATAGATGAGACATTATTTAATAGCGGTGGATTTGGAGCAGTTTATGACGCTTCTTCTTCTGGCGAAACATTATTAGAACGATAAAAAATACAAAATGGCAGAAAAGAAAATAAGTGAACTAACGGCTAAAGGCGCAGCACTTGCACCAACGGATTTAATGGTTATATCTGAGGTTAGTGGTGCATCGTATATTACTAAAAGCATTACAGGTGCAAACATCATTAACCCACGAGTTCAGTCTGTTACGAGTTCGGCTACGGTTACTGCTACGTCTTTGAATGATTTAGTTAGAATTACTGCTCAAGCTGCGGCACTTACTTTAGATAACCCAACAGGAACTTTCGCTGAAGGACAAGCATTAATATTTAGAATCAAAGACAACGGAACTGCAAGAGCAATTACATTCGGTGCTAAGTTTAGAGCGGTAGGTGTTACTTTACCAACTACTACAACAATAAGCAAAACAACTTATGTCGGATGTATCTATAATTCTACAGACGATAAATTTGATGTTATAGCTTCTTTAACTCAAGCATAATGTATTACGGATTATTAGGATTAGCGAGTAATAAAGTTCCTGCATTCACTGGATTGCTTGATACCTATTCAGGTTCATCAGCAGCTTATTCTGCTGCCCGTAGATTATCATCTACTTATACAGGTGCATTAATTAGGGTAAGACGTTCATCTGATAATGCAGAACAAGATATAGGATATGACGGAAGCAATGTATTAGATGAATCTGCACTTACTACATTTGTAGGGGCGGGTAATGGGTTTGTAACTACTTGGTACGACCAAAGCGGGAATGCTAGACATCAAAGTCAATCTACTGCTACAAATCAACCAAGGATTGTTAACTCAGGAGTTATTGACAAATTAAACAGTAAACCTTGCATTAGATTTACAGCTGCTTCATCTCAATTTTTAGCTGCTGCATCAAATACTTATTTAGGCATAACGGATTGTTTATCTACTTTTTCAGTAGGAAATTATGTAGGAACTGGGGGTGCTTATGGTGTGATAATATCAAAAGGTTATGGAGAGCAAGGTGCTTACTCTATTAACCAAAATGGTGGTCTTAATCAAATAGCAATTTGGATTGAAACAGAAAATACTGCTATTCCTATTACTACAAACAAAAATACTCAATATTTATGGTCAAATACAAATGCAGTAGGAAGCAATGGAATTAAATTCTATCAAAATAATTCATTAGCACATCAATATACAACATCTCAAGATTTAATAGGAACAAATACTCACAAATCAAATATTGGTAGAAGTGAAAAAGATGCTTCTTACTATATAGATGGTAATTTACAAGAGATTGTTTTATTCTCTACATATCAAGAATCAAATGTTACTGCCATAAATACTAACATTAACACATTCTATTCAATCTACTAATGGAAGTAAACGGATATAAATACACTACGGAACAAGCAGCAATTAATGCGAGAGAGGCTTGTGATACTTACTACGGCATTCCTGTAGCACCTGATGACGTAACACAAAATTGGGTTGAATATCAGACTGCTGATTTAGATACACCTATTTTTTATTACATCAGATTTGATGAATCATTGAAAGTAGTATTAGGACAGCCTACAGATTTTCAAGTTACTATACCACCTATTAATTAAATAAATAGTTATATTTGCCACTATGGAACCTATAACGATAATTGAATCAATAAAAAAACACGGAGTAACGGGATTACTTTGTGTCTGTCTATGGTGGATGAATAGTAGACTATCTGATGTGGAAGAAAAACTATACAATTGCTTAACGACTTCTAAAGCGGTTAGTGCATATAAACACGAATCTAACCACGTTCAACTATTCGCTATACTTCCTGATAAACTAAAAGTAAAAAATGGAACTAAAAGAAAGATGGCTATCTAAAACTCCTAAGTTTTGGAAGAAAGTACAAAGAGTAGGAATCATTGCAGGAGCAGTAGGAGCAGCTATAATCGCAGCACCTGTAGCTTTACCGGCAGCATTAATTACGGCAAGTGGTTATTTAATCGCAGTAGGAGGAGTAGCTGCTACATTGTCACAACTTACTAAAGAGTAACTTACCTAATAGTAATATGCAGTTAAGTAAGCATTTAAGCAGAGCAGAATTTGAGCGTTCAGATGCTGCTACAAACTACGGAATAAGCAATTCGATGAACTCTGGGCAACTTGCCAAAGCTATGGCATTAGCTATTAATTGTTTTGAGCCTATTAGAGAGCATTTAGGAAAGCCAATTAGAGTTAATAGTGGTTATCGTTCTCCTGCCGTAAATAAACGCATTGGAGGCGCTCTAACGTCTCAGCATAGTTTAGGCGAAGCAATAGACTTAGATTTACACGATAGAGATTTATTCGAGTGGATTATAGATAACGTTACTTTTGACCAATTGATAGCAGAAGGTGGTACAGACGATTCTTTTGCTTGGTTTCATATTTCCTACCGAGAGGGACATAATCGTAAGCAAGTATTACGAATGATAAAGAAAGGCGGAAAATCTACCTATATACCTTACAAACGCAAATAGAACCGAGTAACATCGGTTTTTTTATTCAAACTTATTATGACAGTAAATCAAACAATAGTAATAAACTATTTAGAAAAGCATCCTAAAATGGCTACTCAAACTTTAGCTAAATTAATATATGCAGAACATTCTTTAGATTTTAAAAATGTAGATGCAGTAAGGAATTGTATTAGAATTATTAGAGGAGAGCATTCACAATCAAAAGGTATCAAAAAATTTATAAGGACTGCAGAAGAAAAAAAGAGCTCTAATGGGTGGAATAAACTTCCCGAATCAGACTATAAAGAGCAGCTTCCTTTTATAATGCCTAAAGGGAATAATAGAATATTGATCCTATCAGATATTCATTTACCTTACCACGATGTAGATGCTTTGAGTATTGCTTTAGAATGGGCATACGATCATAAGCCTAACGCTATTATATTAAATGGAGATACTATGGATATGTATCAAGCATCTCGTTTTATTAAAGATAGAAGACTACGTGATTTGTCAGGAGAAATAGATATTACACGAGACTTTCTAAGACAACTTAGAGATGAGTTCGATTGTCCTATATACTTCAAGATAGGAAACCACGAGGCAAGGTGGGAAAACTATTTAAAAACGGTAGCACCAGAGTTGTTAGGGATCGCAGACTTTGAGTTAAAAAGCATCCTTAGGTTTGGGGAGTTGGGAGTTACTGAGATTAAAGACAAGCAAATCATTAAAGCAGGTAATCTAAACATTATGCACGGGCACGAATTTGGGCAAAGTGTATTTAGTCCGGTAAACGTAGCACGAGGATTGTATGTAAGGGCGAAGGCTAACGCAATCATTGGACACCATCACGCAACGTCTGAGCATAGCGAGAAGGATCTACAAGGCAATGTAGTTACAACGTGGTCAATGGGTAGTTTATGTGGATTATCTCCGGAATATATGCCTTACAATAAATGGAATCACGGATTTGCATTCGTTACTACGTTTGACAATGGAGACTTTGAAGTAAAGAACTTAAGAATAATAAACGGTAAAGTGAGATAAATGCGTACATTAGCAGAACTTTTTTCGTAAAGTACAATCTGTTTTGTTTTAGGTAAGAAAGGGAGTTTGGGAACATTCTCCCTTTGTTTTTTTAAAATAATTAAAATAATTTGTTTAAAAGTATTGCAGTTATAAACAATTGTATTATTTTTGTAAGGTCAGTAAGGCACAAAACAAAAAACAAAACAGATGAAAGCAAGTAAAATTGAAATTGAAATCGGACATAACAACGAATTAAAATATGTTGTATTTAAAAATGAAGATGTTTTTAAAGCAATGAAAAAATTGCAAAAAGAATATAAAGATTGTATTGTTTATAGCATTAAAACACAATACTAAAAACAACGAGGGGTGCGACTCGGTAACGCACACTAATACAAAACAGATGAAAAAACAGATTAAAGAAGCCTTAGAACTTCACGCAAAAGCAAACGAATTGCTTTACTTATGCGAAGGAATGCAGAACCGAATAGATAATATGCTTCGGTATAATGCAGAGATAGCCATCCCTAACAACTTTCACGAGCATTCAGAGAATGTTATTGATACCTGCCAACGTGGATTAGGTAGATTATGGAGAAGCTACCAGATAGTGATTGATAAACTTAAAAGCCTTGATGAGATATGAAAGAAGATTTAATAAAGTACGTTGAGCAATTGGAGATTGAGCGACAAGCAAACACAGATGTTTATTCAGAAGAAACATTGATCAGATTAGAAAATTTAATTAAAGAGTACCACAAACTAATATTGTCACTATGAAAACACGGAACGTATTTAAGAAAGTAACAGAGGCATTTAACCAACACGTAAAGCCTACTACATTAGAAAACGAGTTCATCCCTAACAACGGAGTAAGACACGGAGACTTGAAAAGATATTGGGATAATTACAACGCTCAGTTAGTAAATAGAATTTCAGAAATAAAAAGCTATGAAAAGATTTAAGATAACATACAAGGTAAAGCTAAAGAGATGGGAGGAACGTTACTTAATTGTAAGCGCATACACTCAGTCAGATGCTAAAGATAAATTCCAATTATGGAAAGGTTTAATAACAGATATAAACGAGATATGAAGACAGCAGTAGAATGGTACGCAGAACAAGCAATGCAATTAGAGATACAAAGAGGAAAAGGTATTATTTCAATTAGTCAAATGCTTAATGAATTATCTAATATATTTCAACAAGCCAAAGAAATGGAGAAGCAACAAATAATGAATGCTTGGTTAATTGATGGATACACTGATTTAACTAATAATTATTGGGTTAATGAATTCGAGGAATACTACAACGAAACCTTTAAATCAAAGTAAGATGATAAAGTTTAAAACACAATTTAGAAAAAGTAAAGAAGGCAATATACATTTTGCTTTTCTTGGAATCAGTTTTAATAAAAATCAATTTATGATTATTGTTCTTGGAATAGTAGTTATTATAAATTTAAATCAAAATAAAATGAGTATAACTAAAAATGTAACAAGTAAGATAGACACTAATAAAGTTTTATTAAAAATACGTAAAGGTAAATTAGATAGAATAAGAAAATCTAATAAATGTACTTATAAAGGTGAGGATATGATAATAGAACAATTTGATTGTATTAGTATTAGCTTGGGATTGTTTCCTAAATATGATGTTTTATTAACCTTTAAATCAGAGTAACCTTAAATACTATTTACAAAAACATTAAAATATTTAAAAACTATTTAACATTATGAATTATAACATACAATCAATTACAGACACAAAGAAATCATTCCCTAAGAATACAAGATTCGTTTTTGAGGATTTTTTAATAGCTTGTCCTTTCTCTCTGGAGTATCTTCGCCAAGTATCACGCAAACGAGAAGTAATGCAATGGAGGCAGTTAGGTATGGTTTGGTTAGCAATAGAAAATATGCACCTGAGCAAAGCAGGAAGATTCTTTGATAAAGACCATAGCACAGTTATTCACGCTTTAAAAGTAGTTAGACAAGCAAATAACGGATTTGATTATGTGCTAAAAGAAAAGATTGATAAGATAATGAACTGCATAGATTTAAGCGTACCTTACTCAAACGATTCAAGTGAGAACGAAAAGAACTCTTTAATTTATTTAGAACGATTAATTAAAAAAAAATTAGCTGCTGAAGGTATGCTATATGTTTAAAAGTATTATATTTGTAAACAATTAAAAACAGATAACTATGAAAAAAGAAGAAGTGGTAGACGTTCTACCGAAAAGCGAAACTATCTACACTAAGCTATGGAAAGCAAAGCAAGAGATAGGTAAAGTTACTAAAGGTTCTAACAATCCTTTCTTTAAATCGAAATACGCTGATTTAAACGCTATTTTAGAAGCTACTGAACCAATCCTATTAAAACACGGTTTAATACTCTTACAACCCATCTTAGACGGCAAGGTGTGTACTCAAATAATAGACATAGATAACGGAGACAAGATAGAAAGCAGTTTAGTTCTTCCAATGATTACCGACCCACAGAAATTAATTGCTTCGATTACTTACTACCGAAGAGGGTCACTCCAAACTCTGCTCACGCTTCAGGCGGTGGATGACGATGGAAACACGGCACGAGAAGCAGTAAGTAAGTTATTTCCTCAAAAACGTTTTGAATCTGGACTTGCTAAAGTATCAAACGGAGAATTAACTACTGAGCAATTTAAGAACGCTTTGAAAGGATATGAATTAACTGAGTTACAAACCAAAGCAATGTTATTGTTATAATTTTTGTATATTTGTAAACGTGGATAGAACGGAGGTAATTAGCCGTTTGAAAAGTGAAGCAGTTACACCTTCCACGTTTCTTTTTAACTGCATTAATTTAACTGCAAAAAAATGCAAGAACAATGGAAGCCAGTGGTCGGCTATGAAGGGCTATATGAAGTATCAAATTTTGGTAAAGTAAAGAGTTATGTTAGATATAAAGATGGTATCATTTTAAATATGTCTATAAACAGTACGGGATACCCAAGAGTATGTTTAAAAGGTAAATTTCATAATATTCATCTTATCGTAGCTAAAACATTTTTAAATTATATACCAAAAAAAGGTTATGTTATTGACCATATAGATGATGATAAAACAAATAATAATAAAAATAATCTTCAAATAGTAACACATAGATATAATATTACAAAATCAAAGAAAGGAACTTCTAAATATACAGGTGTTTGTTGGGATAAATATTATGGCAAATGGAAGTCTGCTATTCAAATAAATGGTAAAATAAAAAACTTGGGTAAGTTTGATTGTGAATTAAAAGCACATTTAGCTTATCAAAACAAATTAAAAGAAATTGAAAATGGAAAATAAAATATTATTTAGAGCAAGTTCCATAGGGGACTTAATGACTGAAAGCAGAAGTAAATCTGAAAAGTTAAGCAAAACTGCAAAAAGCTACATTCAAAAAGTATTTAAAGAAAGAGAGTTTGGATATTATGAAAATATAAATAGCAAAGCTATTGATAAAGGAATAGAAAACGAAGATGAAGCTATACAATTAGCATCTGAAGTTTTAGGGTGGGATTTCGTAATTAAAAACGAAGAAAAATATTCAAATGAATATATAAACGGAACTCCTGACGTAATTACAAAAGACTTACTTGCTGACATTAAGTGTAGTTGGAATATGGGTACTTTTCCTATCTTTGAAGATGAAATACCAACTAAAAATTATTGGTGGCAATTACAATCTTATATGTGGCTTACAGGACATTCTACCTCTGAATTGGTTTATGTGCTCACAAACACACCCGAACAAATAGTTGAAGACGAAATAAGACGTATGCACTGGAAGTTAAATAAAATAGATGAGGATTTAGACTTGCGTGAAGCGGTACAATCTCAACACACATTCGACCATATTCCTAACAACCTACGAATTAAAAGATTCATCGTAGAAAGAGACGAACAAGCTATCGAACAGATTAAAGAGAAAGTAGAACTTTGTAGAAACTACTACGAACAATTAAAAAGTATATTATGACACGAGAAGAAAAATGCAAGTACGCAAAACAAAGCGGATATAAGTATGATGTGAATACTGGTAAGATTTACGGAATAAAAGGTAAGGAAATAACACGTAGGCACAAAGGATATATAGCTATTAATTTACGAGTAGGAGAAAAAAACGAAAACTTATTTGCTCATCAATACGCTTGGTGGTTATGCTTTAATGAATTAGTTGATGAGTTGGACCATATTAACGGAGTGCGTGATGACAATAGAATAATTAACCTTAGAAGCGTTACACGACAACAAAATCAATGGAATAGAAAAACTGCTAAAGGCTATTATTTTAATAAGCGTGAGGGCAAATTTAGAGCAAAAATATATTTAGATTGGAAAGAAATAAACTTAGGTTATTTTGATACCGAAGAAGAAGCAAAACAAGCCTATTTAAACGCTAAAGAGAAATATCATATAATTTAATAGAAGATGAAACAAACAGCATTACAATGGTTTATTGAACAGATTGAAAACCATAACGGAGTTACAAGGGCAGGATTTCAAAAATGTATTGATGAAGGATTGCAAATGGAGAAAGAGCAAATAACTGATGCTTATGATGAAGCAAAGGTTGAAGGAATGTGTTTGGCTGCAAACTCAGAATATAAACATTTACAGGGATTTCAATACTACAATGAAACATTTAAAGAAAAAAAAATAAAAGACACAATTGTAGAATCCGTTTTAAGCTCATTTAGAGAACGCTCAGAGCGTGGAATAGATAAATACGGAGTAACACTTAACAGAACAGATTTAAGTACTTTAGAATGGCTAAAACATCTTCAAGAGGAATTGATGGATGCAACGCTTTATATTGAAAGACTAAAACAAGAATTTAATAACAAATAAAAACCAAGTAAAAATGAGTTACGACAACACGAACACGGCAGTTATTTTTAAGAATAACAAGAAAGAAAATGAGAAACATCCTGACTATAGAGGAACTATAAACGTAGATGGAAGAGAATTAGAAATAAGTCTATGGATTAAAGATGGAAAAGCAGGTAAGTTCTTTTCGGGTAAGATACAAGAACCATTTAAAAAGATGGAAAATACTTCTGACAAGATTAGAAATGAAAGTTCTGGGCTCCCTTTCTAAAACAAAATACAAATAGTTTAGTTATATTTGTACAATAGTTCTCGTCCTACATTATAAGAACTTAAAAAAGTTATTGACCCTGTCAATGAAGGAGAAGTAGGACGCTCTGGATTTGGTGGGGTTTTTTATTTAAAGGTTACTCGTTATCCTAAAACGTTTATTAAATTATGGCAAATGTCAAATTATTATTTGGTGGTTCTGAACAATCAGAAACACAATCAATCTCAGTAGAATGCTTTTGTAATATGTATGGAGAAATAACCATTCGCATTGATAAAGGTCAAGATTTTCCAATTTCATTAATTTCTTTAGATAGAGAAACTGCTATTAAATTTTCTCGTGAATTGCGTAAACAAATCTCTTTAATTGATTGATATGAGCGGTTGGATTAAAATACATAGAAAGATTTTAGATTGGGAATGGTACAATGATTCAAATACTTTTAGGTTGTTTATGCATTTAATTTTAAAAGCAAATCATAAATCTAAAAAATATAGAGGAGTTAATATTGATGTAGGTTGTATAATGACAGGTCGTGAATTATTATCTAACGAAACTGGTTTGTCAGTACAACAAGTAAGAACGTGTTTAGAGCGTTTGAAATCAACCAACGAAATAACCATCAAATCAACGAAGCAAGGTACTATAATTCAAGTACTTAACTACCAAAAGTATCAAGTATCAACCAACGAAATAACCGCAAATCAACCACAGAATAACCAGCAAGTAACCATTAACAAGAATGTAAAGAATGAAAAAGAAGTATTATTGGATGAATGGATTACGTATAGAAGGTCAATTAAGAAGGTTTTAAGCGAAGCATCTATAAACAAACTTTTAAAAGAAATAGAATCCTATTCAATAGAAAAATGTAGGTTTGTTATTGATGCATCTATATCAAATGGATGGCAAGGTTTATTTTGGGATAAATATATAGAACCTAAACAGATAGCTAAATCTGAAGAGCAAATAAGATACGCACACGTTTTAAAACAAATGGAACTAAACAAATGATACTATCAACAGGACATAGCACAAAATACTTAAACGACTATAAGAGCGGTAAGATATCTCAAGGGTTAGGTATAGGGTGTATATTAGATGACTACATTAGATTTAAACGTAAGCAACTAAATATAGTTTTAGGACACGATAATGTAGGCAAATCCTATTGGATGGAATGGTACTTTCTTGCATTGGCTACTAACCACGATTTGAAAACAGTTGTTTGGATGGGTGAGAACTCAAGCGGTCAAGTAATGCGTGATTTAATACAAATGTATTCCGGCAAACATTTTAAGGATTTAACTTATGATGAGATACGCAAACACGAATCATTTATTGAATACTATTTTAAATTCTTAAGCAATGAAAAACTATACAAGCCAAAAGAAGTTTTAGATATAATTGGTTCTACAGATGCAGATATAGGATTTATTGACCCATTTACAGGGTTAGATAGAGGTATGCAGCATTCAGATAATTATGAATTTTTAAATACTACAAGACAATTCTGTAATCAATCTGGAAAGACTTTGTATGTATCAACACATCCTAATTCAGAAAGTGGTAGAAGTGGTATGTTATACGGAGATGACTTCCCTGAATGGAAAGGACATTTAAAACCACCACTTAAAGCGCACATAGAAGGCGGTAAACCTTTCTTAAATCGATGTGACGATATGTTAATCATTCACAGGTTAGTTAAACATCCTACAATGAAATATTCTACAATGATAGACATAGAAAAAATTAAAGATAGAGACACAGGTGGTCAATGTACTGAGTTAGGTATGCCTTTATTATTTGATTTCAATAGTGGATTAGGATTTAAGATTGGCGGTATCGACCCTATAAAAAGACGAAAGAATGTAATGAATAATGAAACCCAATCTTTTTACAGAGCATTAGAACATAATAGTAACTTTGACGATAAACTCCCTTTTTAATATGAATTTATTTGATGTAATACACGCTAAGACTTCCTTAAATGCAATCATAGGAAGTATCCGACTTTCTCTACACGATTTACGAGAGAAACACGAACACAGAAAAGATTTAATAGAAACCTTAGAGAAATACGAAATTTGGATGAATGAGACAAGAGATACTTTGAGTGCTATGGAAGACGAGAACAAGCAGTTAATTAAAAGACTTGCTCAGTATCATACTGAATATTTAAAATTAAAGCGAGAAAATAACGAACTAAAAGAAATATTATGAAGATTTTAAACTTATATGCTTGTTTAGGTGGTAACCGATACAAGTGGGATGAGGTAGCAGATAATTTAGAAATAACTGCCGTAGAACTTGACCCTGAAGCAGCACGTTTATACCAAGAGCGTTTTCCTAATGATACTGTAATAGTCGAAGATGCACACCAATATCTCCTGGACCATTACAAAGAGTTTGATTTTATTTGGAGTTCGCCACCTTGTCCTAGTCATAGTAGAGCAAGATTTGCAAGAAAGAATACAACTACTGCAATTTATCCAGACTTAAAATTATATGAAGAAATATTGTTTTTAGAGAATTATTTTAGTGGAAAATACGTTGTTGAAAATGTAATACCATACTATGAACCTTTAATAGCAGCACAAAAAAGAGGTAGACATTTATATTGGACAAACTTTATTTTGCCTAATGAATTAAACGAAAGAAAATCTTCTATAATGGAAAGCAAAGACGAAGTAAGTAAATGGTGCGTTTTTCACGATTATGATTTTAGAAAGTATAAAGGTAAACAAGCGGTTAATAAAATGGCAAGAAACCTTGTTGATTATGAAGCAGGGAAAACCATACTTGAAACTGCTTTAGGGATAATAAAAAAACAAAATGTTAACCAAGTATCAATATTTGACTTTGATGTATGAAAGCTAAGAAATGCAAAGTATGTAAAAACGAATTTACACCGATATACACTACTGCACAAAGCACTTGTTCGTTAAGTTGTGCTATTGAACAAACTGCTCAGAAGAAAACTCAAGCGTGGAAAGAGCGTAAGAAGATACTAAAAGACGAACTAACTACTGTGCAGGATTTAATGAAAGTAGCGCAGCAAGTATTTAACAAGTATATCAGGTTAAGAGATGAAGGAAATTTATGCATAAGCTGCGGTAAAAAACCTAAAAAACCGAATGCAGGGCATATGTATTCAGCAGGTGGACACTTCAATGTAAGGTTCGATGAGCGCAATGTACATTTACAATGTGAGTATTGCAATTCGTTTTTATCTGGCAATCTTTTACCTTACCGTGAAAATCTTTTAGCTAAGTTAGGATATGAAGAATTCGAGCGTTTAAGCATTGATGCGATGAAAATACGAAAGTTTACACGAGAAGAATTAAAGGAGATTATAGAAAAATATAAGCAAAAGATAAAAGACTTTAAAAATTAAATATATATTTGAACCAACAAAACAGAAAAATTATGAAAGTAGAAATCGAAAACTTTACAGGAACTCAGAAAGAGTTTGAATTAGAAATCGTCTATGCACAAGGAGTGATAGAGATATTCTCAGCTAAAGCCGAATACAGATATGGCTATGACTTAGCAACTGACACCCCAGAGTTTATTTTTGAAAGCATTCAAGGGGCGAAATGGAATGGCATAACAGGAATTTATTTCCCTTATGTTTTCTCAGAAGAAGAATGCAACGCAATCGAAGCGCAGATGAGAGACCAAATTGATTGGGAAGAAATTATAGATGTGTTAAACAATTGGAATAATAGAGACTGATATGAAAGTTAAAATAATTTTTAACCTACCTGAAGACGCACACGAGTATAATCTTGTAAACAAGGCAGTAGATATGAGCGTAGTTCTTCACGAGTTCGACCAATATTTAAGAGGGAGATTAAAATACGAAGAGAATATAACCGACGATGCATATAATGCGTTACAGGATGCGCGTGATAAATTGTGGGAGATGGCTAAAGATGGAGGTATAGAACTATGACACCGAAAGAGAAAGCAAAAGAATTGTTTGATAAAATGTATATGGTTGATGACCCGATGGGAAACTACCCGATGTGTTTTGATACAGCTAAACAATGCGCCTTAATTGCAATAGATGAAGTTATAGATAATATTGAAGATGATTATATGCATTATGAATTGGATTGGTGGCAAGAGGTAAAACAAGAAATAAATAAACTATGAAAAGTACAGAACTAAAAATCTATCAAGCTACAATGTTTGTTATATTTAGCGTAATACTTGTTTTACTCGTTTCTAAGGCACTTTCTACTAATAGTAATAGCAAAGTATATCCAATAGAAAGAAGTACTATTAAAACGTCTTATTTAAAGCCGTCTGATTTATCAAAAGAAAATCTATCTTTGCAGAAACAAAATTATTACGAAAGATTATGGAACGAGAAATAATATTTATATACCTTTTGATTCAAGCATTTTTTATGTTAGGACTAAGTATGTTAGCATTTAAGATGGAATATTTTAATTTAGCAGTAATATTTTTAGTAATTGGTGCTTTAAATTTGATAGCTTTAAGCATCTTTATGTATGATATATGGGTAGGAAGATAGTAAAAGACGAAATGCACAGGAAGTATCGTATGAATAGACGTACTGCTGATTGGTTTTTAAGTTATATGTATGATGGTATGGCTTTTATAAGGCTAAATCCTGAAGAATGAAATATGTTTATAAGGTTATAGATTTAATTTGGGTGTATGTTATTAGCCGATTGTATAGAAACGAAGACAACTGAAAGTTCATCAGAGTGGTTAGCATCGGTAGCAAAACACCACCAGCACTTTATATCGGTAGTTAAATCCTTTGGAGAAGACCGATACTCAGAAGACATAGTGCAGGAGATGTATTTAAGAATCTACAAATACACGAACCCAGAGAAGATAATAAAAGACGGACAAGTAAATCAAGGTTTTATATGGTTTGTACTGCGTAATATTTATGTAGACTACTGTAAGCAAAAATCTAAGATTGAAAAGGTAACCATAAACGATGCTTTAGATATAAAAGATATTGACGTTACCGGAATAGAGAAAGCTAAAAACGATATTGAATTAAAGATATATATGGAAATAGACTCGTGGCATTGGTACGATACGATGTTATTTAAGTTATATAAAGAGAACAATCATTCTATGCGTGAGTTATCTGCGTTAACTAAAATATCTGTAACGTCTATATTTCACACTATAAAGCATTGTAAGCAACGTTTGATTGAGAATGTAGGAGAAGACTATCAGGATTATTTGAATGGCGATTTTGAATTAATATTATGAGTTATATATTATACATACATAAAGATAGATGTTCTAATGAAGTTTTTTATGTCGGAATGGGTGATAGGTCAAGAGCTTATGATGAAAAAAACAGAAGCAAAGAATGGAAAGACAAAATTTCTGAATGTTATTTTGATGTAGAAATTGTAGCTAAAAATTTAACTAAAGAATTAGCATTTATTTTAGAGAAATCATTTATAGAAATGTATGGGATTGAAAATTTAATTAATAAAACAAAAGGTGGAGTTGGAGCATTAGGTTATAAACACACTAAAGAAACAAGAAGTAAATTAGCAAATGCTCAAATCGGAAGAAAAAAAAGTGCTGAAGAAATAAAAAAATCAATAAATTCAAGAGTAGAATTATATTCATCAAATTATAGACATATAGAAACAGGAACTATACATAAGGGTTTAAAAAATGCTTGTGTATTTTATAATATAAATTACAGAGCAGAACACCAAAGAATACAAAGAAATAGTTTCAATAAAAGTTTTGAGTTGGTATGAAAGAATCTGAAAATACATACCATAGTTTGAGTGAGATTAGAAATAATTACGCTGAGTTAATTGATAAATATTATCAGTTGGTACAGAAACACGAAAAGCTACAGGAAGAATTTGACCAACTAAAAGAAAGATATATGAACTTAATAGATAACAAATGAAGACGATACGAGCGTATTTAGAAAATCAAAAGGAGTTAGCCTATGTATCATTTGCAAATAGTCTGCAAGGCGAAAATGTTAACTTATTAGATGCAAAACACTTTTTAGAAAGAATAGTACATTTAGAATTAATGATTAAAGAATTAGGAAATGGAAAAGAAAAGAAGAGGTAGACAGCCAAAGGTAGTTACCGAAGTGGTAGAGATAGTAAAAGACGAAGCGAAAGAATTAGTAAACGAGATTAAAGAAGATGTCGCTGAAGGTTTAGGAGATACTTTAGAAAAGGTATTTAAGAAAACAGGTATCAAGAAGTTAGTAAAGTTTATAGCTGGAGAGGACTGCGGATGTGACGAGCGTAAGAAGAAGCTAAACGAACTATTCCCTTACAGAAAAATTAGCTGCCTAACTGAAGACGAATATAATGTATTAGATACTTTCTTTGGTAAGAATACTGCTGAAATAGCACCGAGCGACCAACACGAACTACTCAAAGTTTACAATAGAGTTTTAAATATAAACAGAGAGCCTACAAGCTGCTCAAGTTGTTGGAGAGATATTCTTAATCAGTTGAAGAAAGTATACAACCAATATAAAGACGAACACGATGCCAATTCCTAATCCTACATCTTCAGAAACGGAGAAAGAATTTATTAAACGATGTATGGCAGATAATACAATGGTTAGTGAATACACAGATATAGACCAAAGATTTGCCGTATGCGTTTCAAGTTTTAACGAAAAGACGAACAATGTTAAAGCAGCCGAACAAAATAAAAGTGGAAACTAACTATTACTTAGTAGTTATAAACCCAGAACTCCATAGACAAGTATGGAATAGCTTAAGACTTACTATGGCAATTGCTGAAGCTGAGTATGTATTGTTTTATGATAACACGATTAAAACAATCCATATGGAAGAGGTAAACTATGAAGAGTATAGAAGTTATAATTACTCACTCAACTAACAAAACACGAAACAAATGGGAAGACCTAATAAGATACATAGCCCCGAACACCTATGGGAGTTATTCCAAGAATATAAGAAGAAGACTAAAGAAAACCCATTCATTGTAAAAGACTTTGTAGGTAAAGATGCTGAGATGGTTTATAGAGAAAAGGAAAGACCTTTAACGATAGAAGGCTTTGAAAACTATTGTGCAGACCAAGAAATAATTCAAGATTTAGGAATGTATTTTAGTAATTCAAAAGGAAGGTATAAACGTTTTTCTACTATCTGTTCACGTATACGCAGGGAAGTGCGCTCAGACCAAATCGAAGGTGGTATGGCAGGTATGTACAACCCATCTATTACACAACGTTTAAATAGCCTTGTAGAGAAGACACAGACTACTATTATAGAACAACCCTTGTTTGATTTAGAAGGAGATAATGACGAGTTGGAAGATTAATTTATGTTCAAAGTAACTACTGCTATACGGAAGATTCTTGCGTTAAAAAAACGGATTAAGATTATTCAAGGCGGAACTTCGGCAGGAAAAACGTTTGGCATACTTCCTATCCTTATAGACAAAGCAGCAAGGCAATCAGGACTTGAGATTAGTATAGTAGCTGAAACGATACCACATTTAAGAAGAGGTGCATTAAAAGACTTCTTAAAGATAATGAGGTGGACTAATAGATATGTAGATGCAAACTTTAATAAATCACTTTTAAGATATGAATTTGCGAATGGCAGCGTTATGGAATTCTTTTCGGCTGATGATAGTTCTAAGTTACGGGGTGCTCGTAGGGATATATTATATATTAACGAGTGTAACAATGTCACTTTTGAAGCTTACAATGAGTTATCGATTAGAACGAAGAGAGAGGTATTTTTAGACTTTAATCCTGCAAATGAGTTTTGGGTACACACGGAACTAAAAGACGAACCAGATAGCGACTTCATAATTCTAACCTACAAGGATAACGAAGCCTTAGACCAATCCATAATAGACCAAATAGAAAAGAACAAGGAGAAAGCTAAAACTTCTGAGTATTGGAGAAATTGGTGGAACGTTTACGGACTTGGTTTAGTAGGTAGCTTAGAAGGAGTTGTGTTTAATAATTGGAAGATAATAGACAATATTCCGATTGAAGCACGATTAATTGGCATAGGGTTAGACTTTGGTTATTCAGTTGACCCTACTGCGATAGTGGAAATATATCAATACAACGGACAAAGAATAGTAAGAGAGAAGGTATATCGCACCGGTATGCTTAACTCTGACATAGCTAAAGAACTACAAAAAAACGTAGTGGTATATGCTGATAGTGCTGAGCCTAAAAGTATAGAAGAGATACGCAGACAAGGAATAACGATTAAAGGTGTTACAAAGGGCAAGGACTCGATTAATTACGGAATAGATGTAATGCAACGCCAAGAGTATTTAGTAACGTCTGATAGCACTAATTTAATCAAAGAACTTAGAAGCTACTGCTGGGACACGGATAGAACAGGAGTGAGATTAAATAAACCTGCAGGTGGCAACGACCACATTATAGATGCGCTACGGTATCACGAAATGGAAACTTTAGGACTAAACAATAGTTATGGGACATACGCCATCCGTTGAGGAAATGATAGCAATAGTACA